AGTCATAGTTCCAGTAACCTGCAACCTTCTTCAGTTTCAGTTTGAAGTTAGCACCCTCCCAGAAGTCAAAGGGGTTGATGGGTTCATCATCATCAAACTCGGGTTGCATGGCACCCATAATCTTGTCAAAGATTTTCTTACCAAACTTATAGAGGAAGACTTTACCTTCGTTCTGAGGATTGGCAGGGTCTTTTACAACGTAGATGTTTGCGTAGTAAGACAGTTTACGCTTTTGCTTACGTGCTTCTTCCTTATCTGCATCACTACCAGAGTTCCAGAGAACACGGTTCTTTTCGCAAACAGGACAGGTTCCACCGATAGTGGTGAGGCAGTTGTCAATCAACCAACCACCAGGTCCTTGGAAAGCATGAGACCAGACTTGTACCCAAGGCAGTTCACTACCTTCTGGTGCGGGCAGGAAACGAATCACTGCGGAACCAACTCCGCTCTTATCCATGACAGGTTTCCAGAAACGGTCATCATCTTTGTTAGAACCGTTAGAATTCATTTTTTCTACTTGCTTCACCAGTTTCTCGGTGAGGCTACCCATGCGGGATTGTTTTTTGAGGTCAGCAAAACCCATTCGTATTCTCCGTATTGATTGTATTAGATGTGTGTGTGTCGTATTGACCTACTAAGTATAGCAGGTTTGGGGGTCAGTCGTCAAGTGTGCTCTCAAGATAGTCTATTTGAGACTGCATGAGATCAAAGAACTCATTGATGCCTTGACCCTCTTGGAGACCAAATAGTTGAGCAGATTCAAGAATTCGTTCTTTCATTTCAACTGCTTCGGGGTCATCTGATAAAGACAACCTGAAGATGAAGACTTTTTGTTTCTCTAGAAACTCTCTCATCAAATCTAGTTGTTCACGTTTTGCATCTTCCTCGGCAAAAGGAAGTGTCATAACAGACTCAAAGAGTTCTTTTTGAAGTTTGTCGAGTTCCGCTACGGATTCTCTTACCACTTCGGAATCGAAAAATTCTCCACTCATAGCACGATTTCTTTTAAGATTTGCTTACACTTGTTCTCATTGATATTTAGGAAAGGTTTGTACTTTTTTATCTTTGTACTTACGGTTTCCCACACTGGGTCTGACTCCATTTTTTTATCAAACCTCTTTGTATATCCAAGAATAATATCCAGGATAACCATTGTCTCTATAGTAATTGCATTCTGTAAATGCTTTTTGAGTATGTCTGGGTGCTGATTCTTTTTACACTCAAACATAGAGTCAAAATTACCAGACAAAAAAACCTCACTCTCTGTTTTAAACATGTAAGTGAGGCTTTGAATTCGTTTCTGCCAATTAGTATAGTTTTCTTCACCACTGGCAATTATTTCCCCAATCCATAGTTTACTGGGGTCGGTGCATTGTATAAAGTTGGCAACAAAATATGCCTTGATTTCATCATCACTCTTTTGACGAGACATCTTCTCGAAAAAGTATCGGTCCTTCCGTTTATGAAAGGACTGAACAGATGCTCTAGACCTACCACAATACTTGAAGTAATCGTAGTTGGGTTTGGTAAAGTGATTCTTTATAGCAAGATAAGTTTTGTAGCAATCAAAAGGTGTCACTTTCAAAATTTCAAAGTTGCTCTACTGGTTTTCTTCAGGAAGTTGAGTTGAATTGCTTCACACTTAAGTTTTTCTTTTAATGGTTTAGAAATTAACTTAGGTACAGTTTCAATCTCAATATTTTTTTCCTCACAATAAGTCACAATAGCATCAATATATGTGATTTTAGATGTCTTCACAATATATTCGATGTCCTGTGCAAATCGTTGCGGACATAGAAACTTGTCTTTAATAGCATCTTTTATATTGTTTTGCATATTAAGAAGTTCTACTGTTAACAAATTCTCTAATATATTGGACGAGCAATCTGATGTATTTTTCTTTGTCATACTTTTCATAGACGACGCATTCTCCATTTTCACATGCCATTAAAATTACAAACTTTTTGACTGAAATACCAGTCATTTCGTGAAGCATACATGCATAAGCACAACACTGCACAAAGTAGTGTTCAATCCACTCTTCAGGTTTTGGTTTTTTGGAAGTCTTAAAGTCAATGATTGCTAATTCACCATTGTATTCTGCAATGCAATCAACAGTTCCTGCAATTCCTAGATACCGACTATACAGAGAACCTTCTAAAGCATGAATATTATTTATGTTATTCAGCTCTGGTTTAGCAATCTTGAATAAAAATTCAGATAGTGGTTGAACTTTGGGTAGTTCTGGAATATTCAGCAGATAGTTTTCAGTCAACGTGTGCATGTCAGTGCCACGACTCGTTGCCTGCTTTGTAATCTTATCTGCTTTCTCTACTCCGACCTTTTTCCTCCACTGTGCAAAGAACTCTTTGTTCTTATGACTAGTGACTGAAGTAATGGAGACGAGTTTAACTAACTCATCTCCATCAGGTACTTTGTAGAACCGAACTCCGTCAATGGTTTCTCGTTCCAGACGAGGTAATTTTAAATCGATGTGGTTAAATTCCAAATTAGATTCCTGTTTCCATCTTTGCAACAAGATACTCTTTGACAAGTCCAGAACGGACAATATCATTGATATCAAATTCAATTATATCAAAGGATGGCATTTTTCTCAAGACATCCATGAAGTCACTGATACCATTACGTTCTTTGTCTTTAACAAGGTCAGACTGTCTTCCGTCACCACAGAAAATGATTCTACTATTCTCACCAACACGGGTAATAATAGAATCAAGTTCGTGGAAATTCATATTCTGGAATTCATCCACAATAATGATGGAGTTATCCAGGGTAGTTCCTCGGAGGAACGAGGTAGACCAGAACTTAATAGTTTCTTGCTGCTTCAAGTTACCATAAAGCATCTCAAAGTCAGTTTCAGTTGGCAACTGGAACATATACTTTACCATATTCTTATATGGAATCTGATAAAGTGCTGCTTTATCATCATGGTCTCCAGGTAAGAAACCAATCTCTCTGGTTGCTACAAGAGAACGGACAATATAGATTTGCTCGTAAGGAGTAATCTCATTCAGAACATCTTTAAGTGCATTGTACAAGGCAATGAATGTCTTACCTGTTCCAGCACATCCATAAGCAACAATTTGCTTATCGTTTGCATAAGACTCAAAGAATAATTTTTGATTGTCTGTTAGTGGTTCAATTGGAATAAGCAAATCTTGATTGATTGGTTTTTTCCTTTTCAACTGTTTCGCAGTTTGACCAATCCCAATGTTTTGTCCTGTCTTTTTTCTTCTTGCCATGTCAAATCTTCAGGTTACGTGCTCCAGGTTGTTGTGATGCTTTTTCTAGTACCTCGTTCCAACCAGGATGGTTTTTAACGAGTTTGTTTTGGAAGTCACCAACCTCTCCAAACTTAGGAGCATTTTCAGGAGTATAATATCTTTCCCACTCAGGATTATCCTCCTTCCACTGGTCCCAATCATGAATGCTCATGACAATTTCTTTTGTCTCACCAGTTTCTTTATGTTTAACAGGGTATGTTGCCATAATATTTCTCGATGTACTCTATTTAGACCCACTCCATTGCTTCTGCCACAGAAGGAAACTGCTCAATGAAGATTCCCTTTGCCATGTTAGCAATGTCCATGTGCTCTTTCTGCGTACCATTAGCAGAACGCAAATCGATATAATGGATCCATGAGCGCACTGAGCCCGTCATGTAAAGTCTTGTAGGAACTGCAAGTGGAAGCACAAAGCGAGCACATTCCTTTGCGATCCCCTCATCAAGCATCTTTTGATAGAGGTTCATTGCATCTTTGAAATGGTCCTGCATCAGCATTTCAAACTTCTGCACTACAAACGGGTCAACATCATCAATAGAATTTTGACGATTCTTGGTGTCTTGCCTACGGAGTTCTGGTAGGGGGATCGTCTCCGAGAGTAGGGAAGAATCAGCATACCGTTGTGAAAATTCTTGATATGTAAATGAGCGATGGCGCAGTATTTGAGCTGCCAGACCCCTTGTGGTCTCAATCTCTAGGGTCATAAAACCCTGCTCAAAGACAGACCAATGATTATGCTTAATGCAATATCCCAACAACTTAGCATAGTTTGGGTTTTCCTGATTATTGGGGTTTGAGACACGGGCAACATATGCCATTGTCTTTTCTGCATCAGGAGTTACACTTATCAGTTTTACGTTCATTTACCAAATCCTTTTGAATTTTGTTTTTCATACTCAGCAATTTGCTGTTTGAGAGAATAAAGTTCTTTCTTCATCTCTACAATTTTATCACTATCATATAAGTGATCTTGCTTGATCAACCTTTCAAGCAATTTAATAAGTTCTTTTGTTTTACTTGGCATTAATCTGGGTATCCATCATCGTCATCAAAAATTTCATCGTAATCATGCAATCCAGTTTTTACTTCTTCGTAGTTTAGATAGCTCTGTGTATCAGAATACACTTCTGCTTTCAATCCATCGACCAAGAGTTCCAAGTTACGGACGATGAGTTTCAAT